TATATGGCTGGATGGGCTAGTCACGGCTGTACTTTCTTATCGCAAGGAACTTGGCTACAAAAATGTAGATCTTGTGTACATAGTTCAGTACACCGTTCTGATCCAACATCGGGTGAGGGATATATTGTAACCTACACATATCAAGGACCTGTTTATGCTGCTTATTGTTATAGATATAACTACTATAACGGTGGAGCCGGTGGTGCAGGTGGTGCAGGTGCAACAGGTGGTGGATCTGGTGGAGCTGGTGGTGTAGGTCAAGGTTATAACCAAGCCGCTGCATCAGGTGCTGCTGGAGCTTCTGCTAGTGGTTCGGGATCTGCTGGATCTTCTGGAGCTGGCGGTAGTAACGGTTCTGGAGCCGGAGGAACTGGAGGAACTGGCGGTAATGCTGGAGACGGCGGAACTGGCGGAACTGGAGGTGCTTTTGGTGCTACTGGTTCAACAGGAAATGTTGGAGTAACAGGAGCAACTGGTGCAACTGGTGCAACTGGTGCAAACGGAAACAGTACTAACGGTGCAGCTGGATCAGCCGGATCATCAGGATCAGCTGGTACATCTGGAAGTGCTGGAGGAGCAGCTGGTTACTATATCTTTAATCGAGCATCAATTACTTTAAATAATAGCGGCACAGTAGCCGGTCAATAACTATGAAATTTACAATTACAAAAGTAGCCGTAGATTCTGTTGATGTTACGTACGAAAACGGAAGCACAGCTAAAGTACCTTTACAAAAAGGTAATACTAAAGATGACATAATTTTTATTGCTAGCCAATTTAATAATCCCGATATACCTTTTGATAAGGTTGAGGACGTTCCTGTTAAAGAAGGTGACGTATTAGAAGAGTTTGGTAATGAAGATAAAGATGTCTCTTATCAAGAAGCTAGGTCAACTCATTATCCTCCTGTAGGAAAACAACTTGATGCTCTTTATTGGGCAAGACAAGGAGATGACACTGAAAGCAAAGCTATGGATGCTAAAATAAAAAATGTTAAAGATAAGATTCCTAAAGGTAAGACTTATAAACCAGAAGAAGTAGAAGGTTTATTAGATTAATGGAAGGAGGACTACCCACACATTTAAAAAATCCTTTTATAAAGTCAGTTGACCTTTATAGAGTAAGAGATGTATTTGAGAGGTTAACTTTAAATGATTTATATATTATACCTCTCAATTACATAGCATTAAGAAATCCCAAAACGTATCCAATACATAAAACTAGAATACTAGGGGCTGATATTAGATATCCACCTATAATCTATAAAGCTAAATTAGATCCTATGGCAAGCTCAGTAGAGCAAGAATACTGTGTACTTGACGGAACCCACAGAATAGTAAAAATGCGTTTAGAGGGTATAAAAGGGGCAGCATGTTTTATTGCTACACCTCAACATTTTGATGGTTTAAAACCTTACTTAAATAAAACAAGACTTTTCCGGTCTACCGGATGTAATCAATGCGAAGAATAAATGACAAATCCATCTATAAAAGTAATTGATAATTTTTTGCCTGATGAAGTTTTTTACCCTATGTCAGCAATGTTGATGTCACAACCTATGTATCAGCCTGTGGCAATGCAAGTTGAGGCTTCACAAGATGATGGGAGTATAAGTCAATGGGGCGAAAAAGATATTCCATTTAATCCTTACGAAACAGTTTTTATTGCTCCAGTTTTTCAAAGAGAACCTAATTTTTGCCGAGTACATAATGTTTACTGGATGACTAAACAATGGTTTGATGCTCTTGAAAAAAAGTTAAATTCTATAAAACTGTGGCGATATTACTTAAATTGTAACCCAGTGCAGTCTGAAAACTTTGTTGGTAAATTTCATACTGATATGAATGAAGACGGTATGAGCCTTGTAAATCTTAGAACAGCTATACTTTACTTAAACAGTAATGATGGCGGAACTAAATTTGAAGACGGCACATTTGTTGAATCTAAACGTAATACATTAGTTTCATTCCCAATGAATACAAGACATGCAGGCGTGTGTCAGACAAGTAAAAAATTAAGATTTGTGTTAAACATAGCTTACGAAGTAGAAAATAAAATTACTAAAGGTTTTGCATAGTGGAAACACCTACTATAGTATTACCTGATACACAGATATACGAAACAATATCAATACCTTTACCCACAGCTGACGTTCCATCATATAAAATGATATTTGTCCCACCTAGCGATCTTGAACGTCCAAAAGGTACGGAAGAAATAAAGACGGAAACTGAAACTCCAGCTCCACCTAAACTGGATATACCTGTTTTAGATATACAAGTACCTCTGCCAACTGCTGAAGTAGTAGCAACTGCAACCTATGCAGCTGTGGCAGCAGTAGCAACAACCACCCTAGCTACACCATTCTTCGATCAGATAAAGAAGAAACTACAAAAATTCATTCAAGGCAAGATTGATAAATGGAAGGAAAAGAGAAACCCGAAAAAAAAAATATCATAACTAAACTCAAAGATGTAGCTGAGGATAAAGAACATCAAATAGAGATCTTAGGAACATTCGTAAGGCTAGGTGTAGTTGTATGGTCTGGATTTATTATAACCATGAACTATATAGATATACCTATGGTAAAGAAGTCTGGTAATAGCGATATCACTTTCGTCGCCAGCGTCTTTACGGGTGCACTTGCAACATTTGGTTTAACTACTGGTAAAAACGGTAACGGTAAACCTCCTATATGTCCTATGGCAAAGAAACCTGAAAACA